AACGCTCAAATACAAGCAAATGTTTTTTCTCATGTAATGCAACATTTACAAATGAAAGCTGATTTACTTGCTCAACAGCAGATGCCACCTGAAGTGCTACAACAATACCAAGGCTTCATACAACAGGCACAGATGGTTAGCCCAGTAGAAGCCAATGCAATAAATCAACAAGCCAATGATATATTGGCTCAATTTAGTGCTCCTATTATGAACGAGTTGATGATGCAGTTTGCAGAGCAGGTAGCAACTCCACCGCAAGAAGATCCTTTGGTTTCAATCAGAAAACAAGAATTAGCATTAAAAGGTCAAGAACTTCAACAAGAGCGAGATCAATTCACTATCAAAGAACAAATAAGGGCTGAGGAAAAAGCTCGACAAGATGCAATCGATAGAGAAAGGATTGATGCGCAACGCGATATTGCAATTATGAAAGACGAAACAACAAAAGATAGACTTGACCAACAAAAAGAACTAAAATTAATCGACTTAGGATTAAGTCAACTAAAATAAAATAATTATGGTAAAAGAAAAAGAACCCAAAGTTATGAACAAACAACCTTACTCAAATAAGGGTAGTGTTGATTATGGCAAAAAAGAAAGCTTTGTTGCCAATACCAATGCAAAACCTGGAATGGGCAAAGGTAAAGCTCGCGGTATGGGTGCTGCTGAATTTGGCGGCAAGTTCTCAGGCGTTTATTAATGTCAATACTTTGGTTGGCTGAAAAATTAAAAAAAAAGCTAACTGAAAAAAAAGAAGATACCGAAGCTATGTTGCTAAACGGTGTTGAATCTTACGATCAATACCAATATCTACGTGGACGTCACAACACTCTCGTCGATGTAGAAAATGAATTAAGAGAGTTGCTGGAGAAAGTTATAGAAGATGACGGAGAAAAAAGTTCTAGTCCCTGACCATATTGCAAAAGAGGTCGAATCCCAAGCCAAAAAAGATAAATCAGAATCTGAAGTGAGTGATGCTTTTGTATCACCAGAAGATAGAGTCTTAGATCCCACACTTATAGATAAATCTTTGATAGAACGCATGCCTAGTCCTACAGGTTGGCGTATTTTAATTTTACCTTACAAGGGTAGAGGTGTTTCGAAAGGTGGGATTCAGTTAGTCAAGGATACTGTAGATAGAGAAGCTTTAGCATCAGTTGTGGCCTATGTTGTAAAAATGGGACCACTTTGTTATAAAGATGAAAACAAGTTTGGTGATACCCCTTGGTGTGAAGAAAAACAATGGGTATTAATTGGCAGGTATGCAGGCGCACGTTTTAAATTAGGCGATGACGCTGAGTGCCGTATTATTAACGATGACGAGGTTATCGCGACAATACATAATCCCGATGACATCGTTACGCTATAACATAGGATAATCTTATGCAAGAAGAAGTAGAAAAAATTGAAGAGCAAGTTGAAGAAGGCGAGCTTGTAAATTTAGAAGAAGAGCAACCGCAAGCTAATAGCGAGGTAGTCGAAGAGACAAAAGATGAGCTTGAAGTTGTTGAAGAAGGTTCTGAAGAAGAGCCTGTCGAAGAGAAAAAAGATGAGTATGAGGATTACTCAAAGAATGTGCAAAAACGTATTGCTACGCTTACTAAAAAAATGCGAGAGCAAGAAAGGGCAGCGGAATCTGCTTATGCTTATGCAAAATCTTTACAAGATGAAAATGCTAAGTTAAAAGAAAGCACCACGCAACTAAATACTAGTTATCAAACAGAAGCTGAAAACAGATTAAAATCTCAAAGAGCTCAAGCTAATAACGTGCTAAAAACTGCTTATCAAGAGCAAGATTGGGACAAAGTAACGAAAGCTCAAGAAATTTTGGATAAAATTACTGTCGAGGAAAGCAAGTTACAGTTTACAAAAATGCAAGCTCCAGCTGTTCAGACACCTACAACTGAGCAACCTGTTCCAAACCCAATAGAGCAGCCACAAGAACAAATCCAACCCGATCCAAGAGCTGAGGAGTGGGCACAAAAGAACGAATGGTTTGGTTCTGATGAGCCAATGACTTTAGTTGCATTTAATATTCATAATAAACTTTTGGATCAAGGGTTTGATCCAAACGATTCTATGTATTATGATGAGATTGATAAACAAATGAGAGTTGAGTTTCCACATAAGTTTACTGACGGTGGAGCTGTTGAAAAAAGCAAGATGCAACAAACTGTTGCTCCAGCTGGTAGATCAACCAACTCTAAAGGTAGGAAACAAGTCAGGCTGACTAAAAGTCAAGTCGAGATGGCTAAAAGATTAAACGTACCCTTAAAAGAGTACGCAAAACATTTAAAAGGATAAAATATGGCTGATAAAGACATCAAATCCAATAACAGAGCACCACGCTCTGCTGACACTCGAGCCACAAGTGAAGCTCGCAAACCTTGGCGTCCCCCCTCAATGTTGGAGACACCACCACCCCCTGAAGGTTATACCTACAGGTGGATAAGAGCCGAAATCGTCGGTCAGGAAGATAAAAAGAATGTAATGTCAAGATTACGTGAAGGTTTTGAACTGGTACGTAAAGAAGAGATTGGAGACTTTGAACTTCCAACGATGGACGATGGAAAGCATGAAGGTGTTGTCGCTGTGGGTGGTTTGCTTTTGGCAAAGATTCCGAACGAAACGCGAGAAGAAAGAAACGCTTACTTTTCTAACCGCGCTCAATTGCAACAAGATGCAATAGATAATGACTTAATGAAGGAATCTGACCCATCTTCTCCGATTTTAAATCCTAAGAGAAGTTCAAGCGTTACTTTTGGTGGTGGTGAAAGAGATTAAATCTTTCCTACTAAATTATATTTTTAACATTATAGGTAATAAAAATGGCAAATAAAGATGCTTCATTCGGTATGAAACCTGTTAAAAAACTAAGTGGTGCTCCTTTATCTGGTGGAACAAACAGGTATAGAATCGCTGCAAACTATGGAACAAGTATCTTCACAGGAGATATGGTTGCTCAAGTAACTGGCGGGGGTATAGAAATCCACGCTGATGGCGGCACCGTTCCTATAGTTGGAGTTTTTCAAGGGTGTCAATTCACCGATCCTACAACAAGCGAACAAGTCTTTAGCGCTCACTATCCAGCGAGCACCAATGCTTCAGACATTATCGCTTTTGTAATTGACGATCCTGATGTTGTGTATGAAATCCAAGCTGATGATACTTTCCCAGTTGCTGACTTGTTCGGTAACTTTGATATTGTTTACACCAATAGCGGAAGTACCATTACTGGACAATCAGGCGCAGAATTAGACGTCACCACAGGGGCTACAGCTACTACGTTGCCGTTGAAAGCAATTGATATATCAGAAGATCCTGATAATTCAGATGTTAGTTCAGCGAATACTAATGTGCTTGTAGTAATTCAAAATCACATAATGGGCGTAAAAGGCGCTGGCTTAGCATAAGAGGTATAAATCATGGCAATTAACAGAGCTCAATTAGCGAAAGAATTGGAACCAGGATTAAATGCCCTTTTTGGCATGGAGTACAACCGTTACGATTCCGAGCACGAAGAAATCTTCGAAACTGAAACTTCAGATAGAGCATTTGAAGAAGAAGTAATGATCGTTGGTTTTGGTAGCGCACCGACAAAAGCTGAAGGTGCAGGTGTATCATTTGATAACTCAACTGAGGGTTATACATCTCGTTACACACACGAAACCATATCACTTGCTTTCTCTTTAACTGAAGAGGCGGTCGAGGATAACTTATATGATAGACTTGGTTCAAGGTACACAAAAGCCTTGGCTAGATCTATGGCGAACACGAAGCAAATAAAAGCTGCTTCAGTTCTAAATAATGCGTTTTCAACAGACTTCAATGGTGGAGACGGCAAACCACTTATTGCTACAGATCACCCTCTTGGTGGTGGTGGCACACTAAGTAATAGGCCTTCTTCATTTACTGATCTGAATGAAACTTCTTTGGAAGATGCACTTATATCTATCTCAACATTTGTTGACGACAGAAACTTAACTATTGCTTTGCAAGGGCAAAAATTGATTATCCCGCCTGCTTTGCAATTTGTTGCTGATAGACTTATGAGCAGTCCTGGAAGAGTTGGAACATCTGACAACGACATCAACTCAATAAGAAATCAAGGTATGCTACCTCAAGGATATGTGGTCAACCACTACTTGACAGATACTGATGCTTTCTTCATTAAGACTGATTGTCCAGATGGCTTCAAGCATTTTGAAAGAAGTCCTATGCAAACTTCATTAGAAGGTGACTTCGACACAGGTAATATGCGTTATAAAGCTAGAGAGAGATATTCATTTGGTTTCTCTAACTATAGATGCGTGTTTGGTTCTCAGGGTGCATAACCTAGAGACTCCTCTGTATAAGGGAGCTTCGGCTCCCTTTCTTTTTTCTAGTATTTAACATACAATTAATTAAACCGAGATTAACAAGTCGCATCAACTGGCTCGGCAGACTTACTCCAAAGATGATGTGGCAAATTTAGTTAGGAGACAAAATGGCTAAATCAACTTTTTCAGGACCAGTTAGATCCTTATCTGGTTTTATTTCATCGGGTAATGCTAGTGTCGTTAGTTTGACTGCTGATACTACTTTAACTGTCGATGCTCATGCAGGGAAAATATTACTTTGTAATGATGCAGATGGTAAATTTACTTTACCAAGTATTGTTGCTACTGCACCAGGCAGCGACGATGACCCAAATCAATTAAATAATCTAGGCTCTAGTTTTACTTTTGTCATTGAGACAGCAGCAACTGATATGGACATTTTAACTGATGGTACAGATAAGTTTGTTGGCGGTCTTTATATAGGTAAAGATAATGCAAGTGGTAAAGTATTTATATCAGGCGCATCAAACGATGTCGTTACTTTTAATGGTACAACCAAAGGTGGTCTTGTAGGTTCTGTTATTAGATGTACTGCTATGGCATCTGCCAAATACAATATCGAAGGTATAGTATTAGGTTCAGGAACTATAGTTACACCATTTGCTGACGCTTAATATTAGGAGTTAAATATGGCTGATACAGTTACATCCCAAACTATTCAAGATGATGATAGAAATGCCATACTTAAATTTACTAATGTATCTGATGGAACAGGCGAAAGTGCAGTTAAGAAAGTTGATGTTTCAGCTTTAGCTAAAAACAGTCTTGGACAAACTTGTACTAAAGTATCTGTTTTAAGGATATATTGGGCTTGTAGAGGTATGGGTGTTAATATTGAATTTGATGCTACCAGTAATGTGTTAATAACAGGATTACCTGGAGATAGCACAGGCGATGAGTATTATGATCGTTTTGGTGGTATACCTAATAACGCTGGTAGTGGTGTTACAGGCGATATTGATATTACAACTATAGGTCATTCTAGTGGTGATACATATTCAATTATCTTAGAACTAATTAAGAAATACGATTAAGAGGCATATGGTTAGAAAAAAAACCAAAATGCCACCTCGTAATAAAAAGAATTTTAGACCCACTAAAAAAGGCGCTGGCATGATCAAAACTAAAAACTGCTGTGACTGGCAAAGTTAAGAAAGGCAGTAAAGCAGCAAAGCGCAGAAAATCTTTTTGCGCTAGATCAGCAGGTCAGATGAAAAAATTTCCAAAAGCTGCTAAAGATCCTAATTCTAGATTAAGACAAGCAAGGAGACGTTGGAAATGTTAAGAAAAATTAAAAAAGTATCGTCACAACTAAACAAAGCATCTAAGATGCACAAAAAACAATCTAATGTTTTAAAAAAATTAGTAAAAGATGCCAAGAAAAAAAGACCCCAAAAAAGGAACAGGAAAAAAACCAAAAGGTAGCGGTCGTCGTCTATATACTGACGAAAACCCTAAAGATACTGTATCAATAAAATATGCGACTTTGCAGGACGCAAGAGATACAGTTGCTAAAGTAAAAAGAATAAGTAAACCTTTTGCTAGAAAAATACAAATATTAACAGTTGGTGAGCAAAGGTCTAAATATGGTGGTAAACCTAGACAAGCAGAAATATTTAGACGTGGTAAAGATGCAATTAGGAAAAAATTTGGTAGAATTAAATAATGGCTAAAAAAGTAAAGAGCGGCGGAAAAATTTGTCCAGAAGGTAAAGCTTGGGCAAAACGCACATTTGATACATATCCCAGCGCATATGCAAATATGGCGGCATCTAAATATTGCAAAGATCCAAACTATGCTAAAGGTTCTAAAAAGAAAAAAAGAGTTAAAAAAGCAAACGGCGGATTAGTATTTAACATACGCGGACAAGGCGCGATTATGAAAGATAAACTAAGATAATGGGGCAATTAGCAGAATGGCGTAAACAAAATTGGGTCAGGATTGGTACAGATGGATCAATAAAAGGCCCATGTGGTACCAGCAAAAATAAAAAAAATCCTGATCGCTGTTTACCTGCAGCTAAAGCAAGAAGTTTGTCTAAAGCCGAAAGAGCTAAAACAGCTAGAAAAAAGAAAAGGGCTGGAGCAAAAGGTAAGACGGTAGTTGCTAATACAAAAAAAGCAAGAGTAAGTATGAGTACAGGTGGCTCCCCAAAAAAAATTAGCTTTATAGCTAGAGGGTGTGGTAAAGTGATGAATAATCGTAGGAAAAAAACTACTATTTCTTAGGGTGTAATTATGTTTAAAAAAACAAAAGGATATGGCAAAGGCGGCAAAAAAGGCGGCATGAGAAAAATGATGTCTAAAGGCGATGTAGCTGGAGGCATGAGAAAGAAAATGTCAAAAGGAGATGTAGCTGGGGGCATGAGAAAGATGATGTCAAAAGGTAATGTGGCTGGAGGCATGAAAAAATTTGCCAAAGGTGGCAAGGCATCAAAAGGATATGCAAAAGGCGGCAAAGCATCAAAAGGTTATCAAAAAGGCGGTAAAGTTAAAGGGTATAAAAGAGGCGGAAAAGCCAGTAGATAGTGCCATACTTATACAGCAACATTCCTTACTTTAAATGTTGGGTAAGGAGAGAATACACCCACAATCACGATAAATATCATGGTGAATTTTTACACGCTATGGCGGTTGGAGTTACAACTATGCCTAATAGATGCCTTGGCTTTCATGTAATTTTTACTGGTTGCGAAGCAGAGGGCGAGCCTGAAGATAATGTTCATGGTGGTGCTATGTGGGCTCGGATGCCTATAACAGCTTTAGTTGGCGATACTCCTTTTGAAGAATGGCCAATACCGATGGAAGTTTATGACGCTCAGCCTTGGGATTGCTCATCACATAACAATTCTGTGTATGTAATAAACAGAGCAACTCCATGTCCTTGGTTCGCAAAGATAGATGGTCAAATGTATCCAGCAAAATATTATTTTACTGTAGATTATTCAGAAAGCGAGATTGCAGATGATCCAGCACAACACAAAAGCACACACGTACTAGAGCTGTTAGACGCTGGTGATTGGACAGGTAATATAGTGGGACTGCCAAATAACAGAGTAAGAGTTACGCATCCAGCCTGGTTTCAAGCTGGAGAGGGCGCTCCTGACTTCAAACCCTCACAACATATACATTATTCCAAATCTGATTTAGACTATACTTTAGACGTTAATAGAGTGTTTGATAATCTATATAACGAGGACTAATTATGGCGACTTCAGGAAGTACAGATTTTGAACCAAATGTAACCGAATTTATTGAAGAGGCGTTTGAAAGATGCGGTATCGAATTACGTACAGGGTACGATCTTAGGACTGCCAAAAGATCAGTAAATTTAATGTTGGCTGAATGGGCTAATAGAGGTCTAAACCAATGGACTATAGAACAAGGCACTCAAACAGTAACTGAAGGCACATCAGACTACACTCTAAATGCAAATATTATTGATGTATTAGATGTAGTTTGTCGCAGAACTGTAAATGATACTCAAACAGATATTAATATGTCTAGATTGAGTAGAAGTGAATACATCAACATTCCAAACAAAACTACAAAAGCAAGACCTAATCAATTCTTTTTAGATAAACAAGTAATACCCGTTTTAAAAGTATGGCCAACTCCAGAAAACTCTACTGATATTTTAGTATTTAACAAAATAGTAAGAATGGATGATGCTGATAATTCAACTGATACGATGGATTTACCTTTTAGATTTTTTCCATGTTTTACTGCTGGTCTTGCTTATTACATATCAATGAAAAAAGCTCCAGAGAAAACTGCTTTGCTTAAACAAATATATGA